TGCACGTACATTCGCTCGCCTGTCGCTGGGCGTTCCGCTACCATATCGTAAGGCTTAGGCGTGGACGGGACCGATACGTCCCATCCCGCACTGAGCAAAGCGGCCTGTGCGAGTAGCTCGCTGTGGTAGCCGCGTTTTAATGTATCGTCACACATGCGCCTCGCCTCCGTTTAAAATGGTAAATCGTCGTCGCTGATATCGATTGGCGCTCCGACGTTCTCAGCCTTCGGCTCAATCGCTGGCAGTCCGTCAAGCACCGACTTATCGAACTTGTCGCCGTCAGCCTTTCCGATAATCTCGCGGATAGACGCCTCATCGCGGAAGTTAACCTGCTCGGCGAAATCGAAGCTGATTCCGGTGTACTTCTTCGCGTCCTCTATCGCTTGCTCTAGCCCATCAGTGTCAGCGGATTCAAGCGAATACGTTTTGTCTTTTTTCTTGATTACGACCGCATCTCCGACCAGCGTATATTCCTTGTTGAATTTGCGAGCTGCTTTTTCGAGCTTGTCGTAGTCAGTGACGATGTTGTTAACGTGAAATTCTTTTAAATCAAGGAACCTGTATGTTCCGTATTGGACATCATAAACGGGAACCACGAAATATAATTTGCGTTGATACTTCGGACTCTTCATCGCCTTACACGTTAAGCACACGGAGCTGTTCGGCTTATCGAACTCTTCGAAGTCAACGCCTGCCAGTTTCGGACTATGCAAGCACGTATGCTTTTGAATAAAGTCGGTGCGAGTAGCGAAATCTCCGTCTTCGTGTACGTAATAAGCGAACCAATTATCGGGATCCGCGATGATTACAAACTCTCTACCGTCCTTTAACTCGCGACCTAACGATACATACCTCTTCACGCCTTCCGGCAAATCGTTACCCTCGCCACGTAGCGCCTTTTCTGCTTGCGCTTTGTCATCTCGTGCTTTTAACTTATCTCGTAATCCCATCGAATCACTCCTCGTTTATAATGCGGACCACTGTCCGTTCGAACGCGGGAACCTCCACACGCTCGCACCGCTGATCGTCCGTAGACAATCGGCGGAACCAGCGTTGGATTATTTTCCCTGCGATAGAGATTCTAAGCCGAGAATTACCCCCGTAAGTATTGCTAAGAATATCGAACTACCTATCGCAAAATCGCTGACATGTGCGCCCGTCACAAATCGATAGAATGTTACCGTATATCCTAGCGCACCTATAAAAAACAATGTCGCAATAATTTTGTTAAACAAGCGAATCGCCTCCGATTATTTATTCGAGCATCGCTCGCTAATCGCTACGCCCACGTCATGCCATCGTTTAGTTAGATAGCGTGCGCAACGATTAGCCAGCGCGGAGGCTGGCTTTAACCTTCGAAATTCTCACGATACCGTTCGTTCTCTGCCGCGCGACTCTGCAGCGTATTTCTCGTACGGTTTACCTGATCGGTCAGCGGCTTGATTTCGCGAATCGCTAGGTCAAGTGCTGACTGTTCGTGCTTCACGCGACGGCGCGTTTGCAGCGTAACTTGCAACGTTTTGAAAAACTCGAACGCCTCGACCATATCGACGTCGCCAGCGGTCTCTATTTCGTGGTAAATTTCGCTTAAACGCTTGTCGTACTTCGATTGTTTCTCGCGGAGCTTCCGCTCCATTTCGACCATTTCCTTGTACGTCGCCTGTATTTGCTTGACGCTCTCCAATGCGAAACTCATACCGCTTTCTCCTTCCGATATACTATATCGTATATTAGATGGCGCACGAATCCCCTACGAGTAGCGTGCGCCTTGACGTGCGTAAATTTTAAGCGACAACTCATCCGTGTCTCTTGCGTACCCTTGATAAAACAACTCCGCTTGGTGCTTTCGTATTTCAGTTTTGTTACGAGTGTTAAGTTCGCACAAAAGTTGCTCTCGTCGTGTTGCGCGTTTGTATGACGTCTTTATATAATCGTTCATGAAGCGTATAGCCCCTCTCGTCGTTGTTGGTTATTACGCGATAATTTCAAGTGCCTCCTGGCGGATATGTTCGTCGCATTGTTTCGCCAGGCGTTCGAGTGATCTATATACTTTTTTAGGGTACGTACCAAGCTGTTCCGCTATCTGATTCGCATTCATGTCGTAATTAAGGAAAGCGGTTAATATCGCCCGTTGCAAGTCGTCGGCAATGGCGAAAAGGTGCTCGATCACTCGGCGCTTTGAATCGTTTCTCTCGTAAGTTGTTTGAATATTAACGGCAGTATCTTCGACGTCGAACTCGATTGGTTCGGCGTCTTCTTTTGTTTCTAGGATGGCTGACATTGAAGTTTCTCGGGTGATTTGCTTTTTGTACTTTCGGATAAAATCAAGCGCGTGCTTTTCTAGTCGATAGTATACTCTCGTCATTAGTGGGGAACTACCTGGTATGTAGGATTCTAGGATGCTCATTAACTTCGAATTTAGGTAACTCTCAACCTCCGAATCCCCTACGCGGTATACTATACCGTATCTTTTGGAGATTTTTTTTACAACGCAAATACATTCGCCGATAACTTCCTCAACAATAACGCCGTTAGCCAATACGGTTTTCGTCATCGTCATCCCCCTTTATTTTCGCCTTACACTTATACATCGAAAGCTGAACCGCTTTTTTGACACTTAGCGTAAAACTTTTTTGTATTTTGTTTTTTTTATTTTATAACGAACGGTCGTTCTTATCAATACGTAAACCGAACGTTCTTTCGTATTTCTCGACGGTAATTTTTGACAGGCATCCCGCCATGAGCGCCTCGTTAGCGTCCTTGATTCCTGCGGGCATATATACGTTATATAACTCGACGCTTCCTCGTAATTCGTTTACGACCGACTCCCGTAGCTTCTCGCCTGCAGCATCGGCATCTGGCGCTAGGTACAGCCGCTCTATCGGGCTACGGCGAATAATGTCCGCTTGCATCTTCGTGAAGGCAACCCCGCCTATTCCGACCGCCGGTTTCCCCTTTGTTCGCCAGGACATTGCGTCCACTTCGGCTTCGCAGATAACACATTCTCTCGAACGGTCGGCGAATATCTTATCGATACCAAAAATCGATTCTCTAATCGGTATTGCATCCTTCGAATACCAAAACGTTTTCTGATTCGTTTTACGATACTTAATGTTTGCCAGCCTCCCGAGTGCGTCGTACCAAGGGATAACGCAAGTATTCGAGAGTTTATCGAAGCGAACGCCGTACTGCCGCTGCACATCCATGGAAATTCCCCGATTGAGCAAGTACGTGTAATCTTCGTCATACTGTTCTAGTGATCTCGGATCTACGTAATGTGATGACCTCGTAATCTGTAATACTGGTGGCTTCAATTCGATTGCGGCTCCGAGGCGAACACTGTATTTTTCGACTAAATACTGAACCGACTCCTCATATGTTTCATCGCGCAAAAACGAAAGAAGTTTCGGGAGAGATCCGGACGCCCATTCGCCAGTCGCCCCGCTATCGGACCAACAGCCGGAATATTCTCCGGATAGCGATACGAAGAAGCTAGGCGACTTGTCATAACGGAAGGGCGAGCAAGCAATAAGTTTGTCGCCGGCCCACCGTGCTCTGCTCCATGTAAATTCGGCGAGTTCCTCGGTTACATCTACGTCTAAGTCGCGGCCATGAATACGTATAATCGACATCGTTAATCGCCTCCTAGAAATTAAACTGACTCGCTGCGACCGCTCCCGTCGGAAACTCCGCTAGTACTCCGTAATCGAATATCGCCATAAGCTCAAGCGTGAAGTCCTCGCCGCCGTTACGTCCCTTCTCGATTCCCAGCATCGCTCGCCCATCTTTCTCGAGACTATCGAAGCTGATTAAATTCGTAGCGATATCGAGCAGGCGCTTCGTTGTTTTCACTTGGTCACGCTTCGGCAGATTTAGCTCGCGGCGATCTTCCTCGTCAGTTTGCTTTCGTTCCACCGTTGCCTGCACCGTATAGAATCCGACTACATCGTTATCCCCGATAATCTGTTCGAACCTTGTAGCCGCCCACTCTGCCGCTCCGCCTGCCGTTTTGTTGGCGTTCTTGCCGTATACGTCGCTCAGTCCGTAGAATGGGTCGATTACCACAGCGTTAACAACTCCCGTCATCAGCTCACGTTCTAGGTCGTCTAGCGTTCTTGTTAACTCGCCGCCGCTTTTGCCCTGGAAGTATAGTTTGCCGGGATAATACGAATCTAGTGCATCGACAACCGCGAGGAACTGTTCGCGCACAACGTCTTCGAGTTTCCCGCTAAGAATCCGCTTGTTCGGCAACCCGACTTTTCTGCCAATCTCATCGATTAGCATTTCGTCGACTGCGGTTGCTACGGAAATCAAACGAGCAATCCAAACGTATTCTTTTACCTCGAAGGACTTGACGAGTACGTTCGCGCCCTGTCGTAGTAATGAATCGACTATCTTAACGTTAAGGTACGTTTTACCGCGCCCTGACTCCGCCATGATTCCGTATACGTCACCGCTATACCATCCGCCTATCTCCTTTGTCAGCGATTCGAAAGGCGTCTGCCAGCATTTGAACGACTTCCCTTCCTCGCGCTTCAGATACTCGGATTTGAACGAGTCGCGAATATCGCTGAACGTGCGACCTAAATTGCTCCGAATCTCCGTGCCGTTTTTTATCGCCAGCAACCGCTCGATCGTCTCGTCAATCGTTTTGAATCCGTCGCTCGCATCGAATATCTTCGGCACTTCCGTCTGTATAAGATCCGCGAATTGTACCTTTGCCGCATACGATTTAATCTGCTTCGTAAGGTATTCGTAGCTGTCCTCGACTTGCGGGTAGTAAACGAACTGAGGGCATTCAGCGACAGCCGTCCTATAATCTGGCGCCTGCCCGCCATTCTGCTCGGCGTACTCTACGATGAAGCGCAGCGTTTCCTTTTCCCCAGCCGTTTGCAAGTCGGACTCGCGTACGTTGTGCCTACGAAGTGCGGCTACGTCATTGTCATCCAATATACGGCTCAAAAGCATGTTGCCATATTCCATCGAAACACCTCCGTTTAGTTAGTCAGTTCGTTTGGGCAACCGCCCACTCTTTTACGCCGTCCTTCATTTCGAAGTACTTCGTTGCCATATTACGGAATATGTTCGCTTGTGGCGCGACTTCCTCCGCTGTCCAGTCCGTGCGGTCCTCGATTGCTAATTCGTTGAACATTTTTGCGACTAACGTGCATATTTCTCGTATTTCGTGATTCATTCGTTTACACCTCCGTTTAATCTAGTCGCCCGATTGTCAACGGGTTTTCCTGCGATACGACGAATTCTTCTACGCCTACCTTGTAATAGTACGCTAACTTCATGAGCATATCGTCTAGTTCAGCGTCGCTATAAATGCCGACTATATATCCGTCTAGTAGCACTGTATTTGTACGAATCATTTACGTTTCCCCCTTTTACTCTCGCCTGTAAATCCGTACTGCAACGTGAGGTCCCTAACGCGATCATAAAGCCGTCTGTCGTAAATCCTCTCGAGTTCCTCCATCGGAAAATTCGAAGTATAGACGGTCGGTAGTTGCTTCGATACCCGCGAATTAATCACCGTATGCAAGTCTGCGCGAAATGCATCGCTGGCATCGCGAACTCCGAGGTCATCCAAAACGGCGAACCCTGCCGTACTTGCTGCATTCATCCATCGATAGTACTTTGCGCTATTCTCCTCGGCAATCTCACGCGGTACATTTGGTCGGCTGAACGCATTATACATGGTTTGCCATTCGTTCACGTCAAGGAAAAACGCGGGCATTTGCGCTGGCTGTAAGCCCCGTTTAACGCTTCCGATGTAGTGTCGTATCAGCCATTCGTTTAATAGCGCCGTGGCTGTCGTAGTTTTCCCTGTGCCCGTTTCCTTCGACCATAAATAGACCGACTTAATTCGCTTCTCTGGCGGCGTGTTCGCGTCCACCTCGAACTGCCTATCGAATGTCTCCGCTATCTTCACAAGTTGCGTATACACCTTCCACTGCTCCTCGCCCGCCTTGCTCGTGTCTAGCGTGGTAAGCGCGTATTCGCGGGGCACTAGCGATGCCGCCACGCGTCCGCCGCTTCCGGAGAGGCCATGTAAGGCTATAAAAGCAGGACATGTACGGTTACACGACGAAGAGCCCGCAATATTACACGCCTGAGACAGTATACAATTCCTCTTATAATCAAATGGCATCAAGGGACCCTCCCTCTGTACTCGGATTATCTAAGTTAACTAAATCATCTATATTACGTTTATTACCCTCACACCAATAAACATACTCCTCGAATTCTTCTACGGTCATTCCTAATCTAGCGGATAGGTCAGGGACAAGTCTTTCGAAGAAGCGTTCTTGTATTTCTTTCTCTTGGCGCTTAATCCACTCAAAGGGATTCAGTGCGTTCTTGCTTAAATTCAAATCACTAGATATCCAGTAGCAGTTCTGAAGAGTAGTACCGCCGTGCCCCCAAGAAAGAGGTATGAAGTGCTCTAGGTGTAGACATTCACTACTTCTGGTAAGTAGACACAAGCCTGATTGGTCTTGTAACAAACCTAATGCCTCAGAGTTAGTGAGT